CTCGTTGGTAGAGAACTACCAAACCCACCCAGAATGAGTTCTGAAATGAATCAATCTGCGTCTGGGTCGGTGGCTGCAACCACCGGTCCATCCACCTCGGTCCCGGCCGTTGATGGAAAATTGCTTCCTCCCCGAACATCTCGCCCGCGCTCGCCTGCTTCTGCTGCCTCGCCTGCTGGTGTTCCAAGGAGTCAGAGTCGTCGTCAGAAACGCTCGGAAGCTAAGCTTGAGTCTGAGCAGGAGATCGCGCGTTTGCGCGCGTCACTGCAAGAAGTCCAGGCTGAGCTACAGCGTTCTCGTGTCGTTAATGACACCGACTCGGATGAAGAGGAAGAAGAGCCTGAGGGAGATTTTGGCCCTCAAGAAGAAGAAAAGAGCTTTGGCGAGAAGACCACTTACTGGGCGTTACGCATTTGTGGATGTGCGGACGTCCTCGATGTAGTCGCGAGGGTTGTGCTGTGTATTGCGCTATGGCGCGCTTGGTGGCTTCTTGCCATCTGCGCTGTCCAGACGTGGCACCGCCCCGTTGCAAGTGACGTTGAGATCCGTTGGCGTTTGCCGGCCCTTAGATTGAGCATGGCACTGCTTTACGTCCTTGCCTCGTTTCTCGTGAGTTTCGGCCTAGTTTGGCTGGATCGAGTTGTTGAGGCCTATGTTGGAGCCTTGGAGTTGCCCTGGCATGAGCGGGCGTTACTCCTGTTCCGTCCCAAGTATGCTGCGCTGCCCGTCAATTGGGCTATTGCTGCTGGTTGGGCGGAATACGTGCTCACATGTGACCCAACGCTCTTGTATGTGGGATTTGTTTTGATCTCCAGTTTCTCTCCGTATCTAGTCCGGGTTGCGGCCAAGTCGTTGGCCCAACTCGTTGCCGATTATGTTAAAGCGTTTCCCCAAGTTGACGAGGATTTCCTCAGTCACGCCGTTTTGCGGCTCATGGGACGGAACCTTGCTCGGCTTGACCAGTCGGTGTTCATGAGTCAGATGCGAGACTGGCTCGCTAAGGAGCGCAAGGACCTTACAGAACACGAGAGACTAGAGCGCTTGTCGTCGCTATGCGATTTCTTGAGACGCACTGACGTTGGATTCGGCTACGCTAGTAGCCTTGATTCAGACGCGTTTGTGTCTAGCGTAGCGACTAGTGCAGCAATGACCCATGGTCGTTTCCCGTCGGGGCGTGTGTTCCCGACTGATGAATAGATCGTGCCGGTCTCTCTTGCTGGGCAGTGTGCAGTTGGGCGCCCAACACCGCAACCACGCGATGGTTGCAATGTAGATATTGGAGAGGCGCGGCTAGTTGATGACCATAAGTCCCGACTAGTTGTTATTGCTGTTCCAAGGTTGCCTGGATTGTACATTCCTACTAGTCACGCGTTGTGCCGCCATAATTTACTTTCTGGCTTGCACAATCGCGTGCTTAGTGACATTATCCCACTATCTTCACACATGTATAATAGGATGCGTTCTGTTGCGCGTGTGATTTCATTGTTGGCTGGCGTGGTTAGTCCATGGCCTTTGGAGAGGATGCCCTTTAGCTATACCGGGGCTAAAGGTGTACGCTACCAGACTGCGTACTATAATCTTCTTGATACAGGCCAGCGTTCAAGCTACGCCCAGGTCACGGCTTTTGTAAAGGCCGAGAGGTTAGACCCCAATGCCAAGGTGTGGCCCTTTCCGCGAATAATACAGTTTCGATCGGCAGAGTATTGTGTTGAAATAGCTCAATATATTAAGCCAGTCGAGCACGCCATTTATGAATTGTGTGGTGATGGCGTGTTGCTTCCACAAGGCAGGCTTATTGGTAAGGGCCTCAATTCTTGGGATCGGGGTCGTTTGATTAGCGAATACTTCGTGAGTGGGACTGGAGTTATCCAACTCGATTTGTCCCAGTTCGACCGCTATTATTCCACGAAGCACCTGTTGCTGGAGCAGTTTGTCTATTTGCGCATGTTGCGCAATGCTCGCTTCAAGGTGCTACTGCGAAAGCAGTTGGTTAATATAGGTAAGTCGTTCAACGGGGTTCGCTATCGGTGTTCTGGCAATCGTATGTCAGGCGACATGAACACTGCTTGCGGTGCATGTCTTATGATGCTCATCGTTACTGTGACTGTGTTGCGATATCTTCGAGTGAGCATGTCTGACGTTCATTTGCTTATCGATGGTGATGATACTTTGGTCTTTCTGCCGCTAGATGCTGCCCGTCGTTTGGCACAGCCTATGGTAACAGCTTTTGCTGAGGCCGGCTTTGTGCTAAAGGTTGATGGAGTGGCTGACTCCATTGAAGCGATTCGATGGTGTCAATGTCGCCCTGTGTGGACCCCTGACGGCTACCGTTGCGTGCGTGATTACCGGAAAGTGCTTTCACAAGCGCTTGCTGGTTTCAAGTACGTCGATAGCGTCAAGGCCCGCCGCAAATTAGTTGCGGCGGTTTCCCTGTGCGAATATGTCTGTGGCAGAGGGATACCTGTTTTGCAGGAGTACGCTATCGCGCTGCGTCGCAATGTTGGCGACGCTGTGCCTTTGGTCTTCGACGAGATAGACGATCGTTATTATCATCTGCGTTTCGAGGATGTTAGCGTTGTATCGTTGCCCCCTGCATTTATCGATGTGGCTACCCGGTCATCCTTTGCGCGGGCGTTCGGTTTGGAACCGCTCGATCAGGTAAGCTACGAACAGATCTTGGCTAAGTGGTCCTTCACCTGTGATGGGATCGAGTCGGGAGGGCCGCTCCTTGACGGAGATTGGCTGCCTAGGCTGCCTTATTGGCCGTGCGACTCATCAGGGTACTGTTAGCAGTGCCCCCCCTGTCTGGGTATGACACCAACAATTATTATGAGTAAGAATGACAAACGTTCTGCGCGTAACTCGGCTTCTGCTCGCCGAGTTCCCACTCAACGGAGTGTGCTGTCGAGCACCCCGGCCGCTGACATTTCTCGAACTTTATTGACCAATGCTGCGGTTTACGTCGATTCCTTGATGCACCCTTTTGATGTGAAGGGTGCGCGTATTCCGGAGTCAACGCCTTTTCCGTCGACAGTCGGTTCCTACGTGAACCGTTTCACATCAGCCGGTGTTCCAGATGCTGGACTGACCCCGACAAAGAAGATATCTGGTATGTTCTTTGGGATCGACCCATGCATTAACGGTACTTGGACCGCTCAGATCACTGGCTATACAGATGCTTTTGTAGAGGAGTGGACGACTGCACCTCACCCATATGCTGATGAGGTGTCATATGTCTTCCAACTCGTGCGTACCGTTTCTCGTGGCATACGTATAATCAACATTTCTACGATGTTGGAGCGCGGCGGCGCTTTGTACGTATCTTATGCCGCCGTTCGCCCGACTAACGGGATTCTTGCGGATTTGCGATTGGCTCAAGAGACTGAGGTTTATGACGCCGCCCGCCTTACTAAAGATGGGCTTACGTGTGTCTATTTGCCTCTGACGACGATGCCTTTGATGCCTACTGGTGATAATACTATTATCTACCTGGGTCTAGTTATGTTAACCCCGGTTCCGATCATAAGAGCACTTCTGCCCTATTTGACTGTAACATTTTCATTTGGGTCGAAGGTTCGGTTGACCAGGACCTCACTTTAGAGTGGGAGGAAGTTCAGAATTGGGAGGCGATTCCGTGGCCCATTGCGGAGAGTCTTTTCCTTAGGAAGGCAGTTATGTCTTCCGAAGATGCTAAGGCTGCTGCGATGGAAGCCGCGCGCCCCACTAGAACTGC